AGTATCGGACCAGCTTTTACCGTCAATATCCTTCAGGATCATCATGGCGCCACGCTCTATCGCCTCTTTCCATTCCGTGTACAGGCGGGTATCAACGACCGTGGCCGTCTGCGTCGGGCCAACAGCAACGACAACCTGCTGGCCGCCGGTTATCGTTTCGTCTGGCTCCCTGTTGAGTCCGAGGATTCCGGGAGCTGGTGAGTAGTAATAGAAGGGTGTCCCTGCATCTGCCTGGCGCCATCCCTGATCGATAACATCAAGTTCAGCCTGTGTTTTCGGATCAAGGTTTCTGCCGTTGTACTGATAAGAGACAATTCCGAGCACCTTTCTGCCGGTATCAGCCGATGCAAGGGTATATTCCTGCGTGCCGCTCGTTACATCGAATGCGGCCAGCGTCTCCCTGATCGCCCAGCTTTCATCGCAGAATTTGATGCAGGCATCCCTGATCGCAGACAGGAATGTATTTCTCGGACATCCCGGAATATTTGGAACGATCCCGGGAAGAAATGCGGTCAGTGCGGTATCAGCCATGGATCATTTCTCCAGCTGGGCCCGGACTTTCGGGCTGATAATCATGTCCATGTTCATCTTCTTATCGTTCAGGGCGAAAAATCGCTCTACGTGGGCGGCCGCACGACTGACATCCTGCACTTCCTCCGCCTCCCTTGAGAATGCACGATACAGTATCCACTCGAGCATGGCCGGGGTGTAAATGTCTTCCAGATCAATGGTATCTGTTATTGCACTCAGCGCCGTGGGTTCGACAACCTGGGATATTTCCACGTAAACATTGGCAGCAACAGTATCAGGAGGGGGAGAAACGTAATAATGCTTCGGGTCACGATCATCGTAAATATATTCGAGGATCGTTAAAGATGCGGTATCTGTATGCCAGCTTGGGTCAGCCTCATCCTTGATTCCACGCTGAACGAGCCGTATTGCATTACCCGGGGTTAGCCCGTCGCTCCCCATGTTCCTGATAACCGACTGCAGGCGAATCCCGCTGATACTTTGCAGGGTGCCGGCCACCAACTGTACAGAACCAGTAGAAACATTGGAATCCGGCTTAACCAGAACAGTGGCCCGCTGGGCATCATTGATCCATTCAAGGAATTGATCGGATGTCCACGTAATATGGTCATCGTCCTGAACAACCTCGCTTGCCCTGGCGAGCAGGTATTCCCCTGTCAGCGTTCCCATGATCTATCAGGCGGCCTGCTGCGCACCATCAATCAGGGCTTTGCACTGCTCAACGACCTCCGGGAGTCCCTGGCGGCGGTCCAGCCGGTGATTGAAGTTCTCCAGGGCCCATTCAGAAAGCACCGTCTTGGCCTCCCTGGCGCCCATGCCATCGACATTCGGGAGCTGGATACCACCCGGTTCTCCCATGGGCTGTTCTTCTCCTGGCGGCGGCGGTGCGACCTCTGGCGTCCGTGTGAGTGTAGTAGGCTCCACAACGGGCTTGTCTTCTTCTGGCGCCTCCACCGTACTCGCTTCCTGCCGTGTCTTCTTGATGATTTCCCACTGCTCCGGGCTATCGACCGGGATCAGATCGCCACGCATTGCCAGGATGTCCGTGTAGCGGTCCAGGGCGCCCGTTCTCAGATTGCCGAGATAGGCGGTCTTGCGATGATTTGCAGCAGCACTGGCCGCCTCTGCGTCCTCGATATGGCCGGTCAGAATTTCCCCGGTCGCCGTGCAGGGGATCATGTCTCCCCGCTTCGCCAACATTGCGGAATATGGCAGCACTCTGCCGGTCTTTGGGAATTTCAAGTGTGTCGGATTGCTCATTTGTTCCTCCAGATTGGAAAAGCCGGCCCGAAGGCCGGCTTATTTGTTGCCTGCAGGGTCAGATCAGGCGGTATCACCCATGAAGGTGCTGGCACCCCTCATATCCAGCCACATGGACGTGACGCGGAATTTCGCCGCATCCAGTGCATTGTTGGCCAGAAGACTGAAGGTAACTCCACCATCGGGAGTTGTGTAGCCAGCCGTGGCGCCGCCAACCGAGTGCACTTCCGCAGTACCGGCAGAACCGGACCAGGTAAGCGTACCAGCCGTGCCATTCAGGTTAACGCCATCAATCAAGCAGTCAACATCACCGCCGGTAATGCCGATATCTGCTGTTGCGGTGCCGCCTTCTGCCGTCAGAACCTCGACGACCGTGGACAGATGCATGTGACCTTCGGGAACATCAAACAGGGCGTATGAAGCTGCCGCCAGGTTTGTGGTCTCTGCATCAATGTACTGCTCGAACTTCACCAGATTGTTCTGAGCAGCCAGACCTTGCCCGCCCTGATTGGCGGTAAAGTCAATGGTTGTGGAATCAGCCATGCTTTTTACCTCTCGTTAATGAACGAGGGGCGAGAATTACCCCGCCCCGTCATTCAGGTTAGGAAGTGACGACACCGTGGACGATGGATTCACCCTTGATAACGGCAAACCCATAGACCTGGAGCCCGCGGACGAGGGTGCCGAACGTCGATTCCGCACGAAGCGTCTCGCTGTTCAGCATCTGCGATGCGAAGGTCAGCCCGGATTTGTGGCCGGCGATGATGTCGGTATTGCTGCCGGACACATTCAGAAGGTTGGAACGATAGATCATGAATCGATCGATCATGCCGATGCGCCCGTTACGGATAATGCTGGTAGCATCACCCGACAGAGAAGCATCCTTCAGATCCGACTGCTTTATCATGCCGCAGGCCCAGACCGGCAGGATCAGCCACCGATCAGATTCCGGTACGTTCTGCTCGTCCAGAACCGAACCCAGATTCACGATGTAATCCAGGATATTGGTCTTGTCGAGCGTGTACGGAGACCCGGAAGTGCCCAGATTGTAGGCACTGGATACGACGCCGGCTGTCAGGCCGTAGTTGCCGGTGGCAGCGTCAGCGTAGATCGATCCCAGAACCTGGGTGTCAATCGTGATCTTCAGCTGTTCCGATGCATCCCGGGTCCAGTCGTCAATGTAGCTGTAATCGGACTGGAACTTGTCCACATCGTCGGCAACGAACTGCCAGTATTTGCCCTTGTCGATGGTGAGTTCCTTCGTGTCCGGCTCGGGCCGTTCAGTCTGGAGGTTGCCACCCTTGCTGTAATCACGGATCGTGATCGTCGGCGTGGTGCGGATGATAACCTTGTCGCCCTGATTGGCGATTTCACCCTCGTACTCGGTGTTTGCGATTTCGCCCAGCACTGTGGCCTCGTAGAACTTGACCAAAAGTTTGCCGGACCAGATCGCATTCGGGATTGTGATGCCCGAAAGTTGCGGATGTCCCGCTGCTACTGGTAATGCCATGGTTATTACCTCATGGTTATGGCACTCCAGGCGGGATCCGCGGTGTCGTCGGTGTTACACATGACTGTTACCCTTGGATTATTTTTCCCGCCTTCTGTGCCGCTATGATGCGTTGCTCGATAGCGGCGGCTTCTTCCGGTGAATACTGCCCGGTCGCGCTGTCCTTGTAGAACTGGTTGACCTGGCTGACGGTGAAGGTTTCCGTTCTTGAATCAATCTGATCGATTGGATCTCCACCGCCTCCGCCTTCTGGCGTAACCTGCCCAGCAAGCGGATTTACTCCGGACTCGGTGCCGCCACCGAGGGCTTGTTCCCATGCCTGAAAGGTTTTCAGAACACGGATTACGGTATCGGCGTCTTTCGCTTCGTGAGCTGCCCCTACAATGTCGTTGTAGGTTCGTGAGTCGAATTCACTCAAACTCTGGCTGCAAAACTTCGCCCAGTTCTTATTCCCTTCCGATGTCATGGAAACCCATGCGTTATTCGGGAATGCGGCGTCCAGTCGTTCCTGGTACACCTGGACTGCTGTTTTGTCCTGCGTCTGCACAACCTGATTGATGTTGCCATCGATCGCATCAAGCCGTTCCTGAAGGGATTTCAGCTTGTTCACCATGGTGGCATTCATCATCTTGCCCATGTTGAGCAGGAAGCCATCGTCGTACTCATCACGAAAACTTTGCGGCAGGATGGACAGATCGATATCGTCGGATGATTCCGTGGGAGTCGATTCCGCGGGTTTGGCAGGAGTACCGGCCTCGAGCCTGCTCATCAGGAGCTGGTTTTGCTCCTGGCTATTCGCAAGCGTCTGCTGCATCTGTGCCAACGTCTGGCGCAAATCAGCAATGGTCTGGTCGGTAGAAGCCTTGTACCCTTTGAACCGCTTTTCCCAGTCCTCATGTTCGACTGGTCCGCCCTGCTCGGTTGCAGGATCGGGCACCGCAGCAACAGGGGGATTCCCCGCGCTAGGCGCCGGCTGCGAACCGGGCTTGATTCCTGCATCGACAGCTGCTTGTTCAGCTTGTTCGCCGATTTTCCTTACTGCACTTGGTATTGCCATTTGATCCTCCGAGCCGTTCACCACGGGATTCAGGGGCTGGATATGGAGCCTTCCGGGGCGACCTCTCGCGCAAGAGTCATCGCACCGGGGCGGGAGTCCGCACCAGCGTGAGCCGTTTTAACGGGATTCAGTGGTTGAGAACCGCCTTTCGGCGGGCTATTTAGTGCCTAAATAGGCACTACTTACTCGGGATAGCGTGTACCCCGGCCTTCTCCATGCGTAGCTTTCCAGCTACATCTGCCGGATCCGCTGCAATTTCGCAGAAATCCAGCAATTCCCTGCTGGCGCCCTGTGCACGATATATTTCCACCGCGGATTCCCGTTTTCGGAGCGCGTGGTCCATATCCTGCAAGGATTCCAGAAACCATTGTTGGATGATTTTGTACTCATCCGGGCAGCGTACCTTCATTGCATTGAGCGCAACCGCCACCCTTTCAGTGATACGCCGCATTACTGATCCGCAAAGGCGGGTACAGTTGCGCTGACTGCTGTTCCGGACAGGATCCAGCTCGTGCCGTCACAGATCATGCTGATTTCGGTGCCAACATCGGGCGTCACGACGGTCAGCTTGGAGTTACTGCTGCCATTACCGGCAATCGGAACCGCCTCATCACCGGCCGCGCCGGCATCAGTGTCGATATGGAGCAGGCCGCCCAGGTAGAAATTGGCGTCAGCTCCGGTATCGATAACCCAATTCTGGCCATCTGCCGCGACACCGGCATAGATGAACTTGTATTCCAGGCCGGCAGATACCGCGGGAAGCGAAATCGTACAGCTGCCAGTCAGATCCGGAATAGCGTGTGTCTTTCCGCTGTTGGCGGCCAGAACGGTGTATGTCGTGTCATCAGCAACCGACACCAGGCGACCACTGACATCAGCCGCGGCGTTGACTTCGGCTGCCGTAGCGGTCAATCCGCTCACACCGGCATTCAGTTCAGCCGCGGTAGCCGTGACCAGTGTACCCAGACCGGAACCCAGATACAGGTTATCCGCACGTAGATTGCCAATCTTTAAGTCTTCTCTCCAACTCATGATTTCACCCTCTCTCTCAGTTCCGGCGGCTTACCCCGCCAGGTGAACCCATACGGTTATCCGCAGGGGCGTATTACTCCCCTTTCGAGTATTCTTCGTTCGATCCGTGGGAGTCAGTCTTGAGATAAGTTACAGCTAGATATTCATACCTTGCCATAATAACAACACACTATTGCTGAAAAAGTGCGGCGTCTTGACCAGATACCGGATTCCCGGCCTGATCCAATGTGCGCCCGGCAGCTTGCTGCTGCTGGGCCTG